TCGAGGACGCGAAGGCCGTCGCGGATCGAGACAAAGAGTACCATTTTTCCTTGCAACGACAGGTCGCAAGTTTGCGATCTGCCAAGGAAGCTCTAAGTAGGGATTATAAGGAGCTTCAGACCAAAAAATCGGCCATGTTCAAAGACCTTAAGGCCACTAGAGAGCAGCGAGTCCAAAAACTTGAAAGTAATAAGACTACCTTTGCGGGCTTAATGAGTAAGCTCCTACAAGATCCAGACTTCTTCGAAGAGACTGGAAGACAAATGGAGCTTATGCGTATGGCTTGTCAGGGTGCCAAGAAAGAGCTTTCAGCCTATCACACTTACTCAGATGGCAAGGTAGATCGTATCCTCCTAAATGAATCCTCGGTGATGGGAGATGACGATGAAGCGAAATAGGGGGCCAGAAGCTGGGATTTATGTGATAGAAATAACTGGATGTGACAAATTCTATATTGGCAGTACTCTCGATCTAAAAAGAAGAAAAAGAGACCATGAACTTCTGTTGATGAAAAATTCCCATAAGAATCTTCACTTGCGCCCAGACGATATAGTAAAAATGTTCGAATTACTTGACGCCGGGGCGAGAGTCTTAGATGTCTCTAAAATAATTGGATGCAACGCAAAAACTGTTTATCGGAAGATAGCATCCAGAAGATTATTGGAGTATAGCAATGGCCAAACGTGACTACCAAGACCCAGTATATAGAGAAATTCGGCTACAGTGCCTAAAGAGGGACAAGAGAAAATGTAAAATGCCGGGATGCGGCTCTAAGAAAAGACTAGAAGTTCATCATATCAGGAAATATAGCGAGGCCGCTAGTCTCAGATTTGAATTGAGTAACTGCATAGTTTTGTGCCACCAGTGTCACGCTAGCATTAAGAATAAAGAACTCCATTATGTATCTCTCTTTGAGGGGATAATTCGTGGATACAATTAAGTCAATCATAGAAAACTACGGGACAATAACCGCTGTTGTAGTTGGATTCTTCACCTTTATAGCACGCTGTCGGAGGCATATCAAAAATGCAATTAGATCCTTTGTACTCGGTGACCGCTTTCATGTCGTTTTTGGTGACAGTCCCGCAGAGGCTATTAAGGCGATTCATGATGCCATTCAGACCTCCTATGAGGTCTGTGAACTTCGGCAGCAGATTACAGAACGGAATATCCAAATTGGAATATTCATCTGCGATACCAAAGGTAGATGCACATGGAGCAACTCATACCTCAATGAACTATTTTGTCTTGACTCGAAAGATATGATGGGATTTGGTTGGATACAAGCCATTCACTCATCAGACAGAAAAAGAGTAAATGATCACTGGCTATACTCTATACAGAATGATCTAGCTTATGATTGTGATTATACCATAATCAATAAAAGAGATCATCTTTTCCACGACGTTACCGCTACTGCTATAGCGGTTAAGGATGACTCAGGATTCGTTCAGTGCTATGTAGGATACATCAAGGCGAATAGGACCAGAAAGGACAATACAGATGGAGATCTATTACGACACACGGGAGAAAACTCCGTGGACATTCTTCACCGAAACAACGACAAAGAAGACTCTTAAGTGTGGAGACTACACCACATCTATCCTCATGGGCAAATATGCCGTAGAGAGAAAAGCATCTACTGGCGAAATCTATATGAATCTTGGCAGAACCAAGAATATGGAGCGATTCCATAGAGAAGTTGACAAGCTTCTTCTTTTAGAAAAGGCAGAATGCGTCTTTGAGTTTTCAGAGTCTGACATCTACTGCTTCCCTGAGAATTCTGGCATACCAAAGCTCAGAAGACCATCGGTAAAAGAGATAGCCAGTGGCAAATATTCTAGGGGAGAGAGAGTTGATGCTTGGTCGGAGCTTCGTATAAATGGGCGGCATCTTAAAACCTTGATAGATAGAGTGGCAACTAAAATACCAGTAGTATTCTGCGGAAATCGGCGTAATGCTGAAGACTATGTCCTTGGGCGATTTAAAGAGCTAGAGCAATGTTAGACCTACTAACTCAGATCATCCAGTTTATTTGGGAACTTCTTCCAAGGCCCACAATTGTTGGCCCAATGGAGGAGGCGGTCTGTTTCTGGTTTGGTCGATGGGGGCGACGAAAGGGTCCGGGCCTCTATCTGATATGGCCACTTATTCAATATTGGCGAGTTCATACAGTAGCAAGCCAAATCTGTGAGACTGCAATTATTGCTGTAACTTCCGCCGATGACAAAGACTGGCAGTGGCGGCTTGGGATTGAATATGAGATTCATGATGTCTTGAAGTATGAAACGGCACAGTTTAGCGGTCAGAACCATTTAGAAATGCTGGGTGGTGCTGCTCTAGTCCGAATTATCAGCCAATTGTCAGGTGATCAAATTAAAGAAGCTGGTGTTTGGCGGATATGCAACAAGATCAAAACTAGAATTGCTGATTCGGCAGACCAGCGTGGAATGAGAGTACTAGGAGTTAGACCCATTATGGCGTCTCGCTGTCGGCCATTCTTTGTGTCACAGGCTGAACGACTGGTTGATTAGGGCGTAACGGCATACAAGGGGCAAGTCGGCCCTTCTCTTTTACTGTGGGCTTCTCGTCCAATTAAAATTTAGCGGAACAACGTGTAGCTTGGAAAAATTAACGAAACAAGTTCTTCAGGAATTGAATGAGGCATATTTGACTCGCTATATAGACGAGGAGCCCGCATACAATCCCCTTGATATTTTAAGAACAGATGATAATACCGAGTTTGAAAAAAAGATAGCTTGGTTACTATCACAGCCTGAATATTTCGCCTTTCTATGCAAGTATATCTTTAATGTAGATATCTTGCCATTCCAGAATGTGATTCTTCAAGAGCTATGGGTGCGTAAGTATCCTATGCTTATTGCGAGTCGAGGTGGGTCAAAGACTTTTCTATTGGCCCTATACTCTCTGATGAGGGCTTTAATAATGCCCAATCGTAGAATTTTAGTGGCTGGAGCTGCGTTCCGACAATCTAAGTTCGTTCACGAGTACATGGAAACTATTTGGAAGAATGCTCCGGTATTTAGGGACTTGATTGATCAGGATAGTAGACCTTCTAGATCTCCAGACATGTGTGAGTTTACAGTTAATGGCTCATCAATTAAATGTATCCCGATCGGCACTGGTGAGAAGATTAGAGGGTACAGGTGCCAAGATTTAATAGTAGAGGAGTTTAGTAGTCACTCTCGTGAAATCTTTGAAACCGTTCTTGCTGGATTCGGTAACGTGTCAGCCGCTCCGGCTGATGTGGTAAGAAGAAGAGCAGCAGAAGAAATGGCGAGACAAAGGGGCATTGATCAAGTTCTTCTTGGTAATGACGCTCTAGCAATGGGTAACCAGATTGTGCTATGTGGAACAGCCTTTTACGATTTCAACCATTTTGCTGACTATTGGAAAAAATATAAGCAGATTGTCAACTCAAAAGGTGATTCACGAAGAGTTAAGGAGCTATTCCCCGAGGGGGTTCCGGACGGATTTAATTGGGGGGATTATTCTATTCTTAGGATTCCTTATGATGTCCTCCCTAAAGGTTTTATGGACGAGGGCAACGTGGCTAGATCTAAGGCGTCTGTTCATAGTGGTATCTTCAATATGGAGTGGGGCGCATGCGCGATTTTTTCAACACAAATTATAACTAGCACTGGAGTTAAGAGAATAATAGATGTGCAGGTAGGAGATATGGTGCTCACCCATAAGGGAAGATTTAGGACAGTCTTAAAACGCATGGTCAGGAAATATACTGGAGACTTAGTTAAGTATAAGACCAGAGGGTATTATGATACTATGTCCTTTACTCCAGATCACCCATTCTGGATAGGGGCAGATAATTTTGAAATGATTGGACGGCTATGCAATTTCACAAAAGTGGCTCAATTGAAAGAGCTATCTGGCAAAACAGAACTAGACTGTAAATCTATTTGCCGAGACTTCGTAGACAGAGATGATTTTATCTATCCGGCCTCATCTCAGACAAAAACTGACAACAATGATAGAAAGGCGATATTAACAGCCTTATCTGATGGGAAGACTGTTAAAGAAGTGGCTGAATTATTTGGTATAAAGGCCCCAACCGTATACGCAATGCGATCTAGTAAGCTACGTCCTAAGAATAGTATTCCATCTGTTATAAAGCTAGATTATGATTTTGGTATATGCATAGGGTACTATGCTTCAGAAGGTAATATGAATCAAGGAAGAGCCTGCCAATTCTCTCTAGATGGGCACGTCGATAAGTCCTTAGACTACTTTGTACAACAACTGTCGGCCTCTTTATTCAATTCTATAGGTATATACCCTAAATGCTATACCAAAGCAGATAATACCAAATCTTTATCTATAAATTCTAGAGTATTTTCTGACTTAGTCAAGTATATCTGTCCCGGCATATGCTATGATAAATTTGTCAAGCACGATATATTGTTCTCCAATCTAGATTTTATTAGGGGATTTATAATCGGAGTTTGGAATGGAGATGGACACATAAGGAAAGATTGTGCTTCTCTGCAGATGACTAATGAGAATTTAGTCAATCAGATCAGATTGGCATTATCAGTATTCGGGATAAATGTATCTTTCCATAAACCTAAAAGGCCGGAGACATCTGTGATAAAGGGTAAAATCTGTAATCTGTCAGATGCTTGGAGGATAGATATTTCGGGGCAAGATTTTTATAGATTCCTAAATGCTTTTTATAACAAAGAAGCTTCGTCTGCAATTAACCGCAATTTAGTGTTTTCAGATGATGAGGCCTCTATCTATAGAATAAAATCTAAAGAACTGGTCCCATATGATGGGTTGGTATACAACCTAGAAGTAGATGAAGATAACTCTTACTCAACCCCAAATGCTACAGTACACAATTGCTTCGTCACAGACAGTAATGGGTTTTTCAAGAGAAGTCTGATTGAATCCTGTGTTACTAATGAGACTAATGAAGTTGTTCTGCCATCTGGCCCAGTTGTATTCGATGCTACGATAAAGGGCAACCCAGCCGCCAGATATATTATAGGGGTCGACCCGGCTTCCGAAATCGACAACTTTTCCATAGTGGTCTTGGAACTCTATCAAGACCACAGAAGAATCGTACACTGCTGGACTACTACTCGTCAGTCTCACACGGAAAGAGTTAAGCTTGGTCTAACCACTGAGGATAACTTCTACAGTTATGCTGCTAGAAAGATTCGTGAGCTTATGCGTGTATTCCCTACTGAGCGTATCATGCTGGACTCTCAGGGTGGCGGTGTCGCGGTTAACGAAGCCTTACACGAGACTTCAAATCTGCATCCCGGCGAAGTCCCCTTCTGGCCCGTAATTGACGAAGACAAAGAGAAGCCAACGGACGATGAGCCCGGACTACACATAATTGAGTTGGTCAATTTCGCAAAGGCGGAATGGACCTCTGAGGCCAACCACGGACTCAGAAAAGACCTCGAAGACAAGACCTTGTTGTTTCCTAAGTTTGACCCTATTGTCCTTGGGTTGGCGGCAGAGCAGGACAAGATCAATAATAAGCTCTATGACACACTAGAAGACTGTGTTATGGAGATAGAGGAGATGAAGAACGAGCTAGTCCTAATTGAGATTACCAAGACTCCTAATGGTAGGGACCGCTGGGATACGCCAGATATTAAGGTTGGGGCTAACAAGAAAAAGAAGATGAGGAAGGATAGGTATTCTGCTTTACTGATGGCGAATATGGGGGCTAGAAACTTCTCGTTAGTTGGTCAGGCGGCATACGAAAGCTACGGAGGGTTCTCTAGTGGAGTAGTCGGTAAAAAGGCTAAGTTGGCCTACATTGCCCCACAGTGGTTTAAGGATGCTCAAAATGCATATGATGGATATTGAGCTTCCTACGCCAGCTCGATCGTATTAAATTGTGCAAGCACAATTCAATTACAATCGGAATAAGCAAATGGCAGTAAAAAAGAGTGTTCCACAGACAACTAACGCGATTCTCCAAGATGAGGCTTTAGCCTCATACACCGGATTGATGAGCACTTCGGCTAGTAATCGTAGATACCTATCGCTAGAGCCCAACATATCGGTTCGCGATGAGTACAATCGGGAAGACTATTACGGGTTCCGCCCTTCAGAGTCTCCAGAGGGTGATGCTAAGGGCATCATGCGAAAGTGCGTTAAGGCTTACAACAACGTTGGCCTTATCAAGCAGGTTATTGATTTGATGGGGGATTTTGCCTCTCAGGGTATTAGGATTTCCCACACCAACAAGAACATCGAGCGATTCTATCGTAGATGGTGGCAGAAGGTAAATGGGGCTGAACGTTCTGAACGTTTCCTCAACTACCTATACAGACTTGGCAACGTAATTGTCTACAAAGCCAACGGTAAGATCACTAAATCTGAGCAGAAGGATATGTCGAGGGCTGAAAAGCGAATTATCCCATTCAGGTATGACTTTCTCAATCCACTAGTTGTTGAGGCAGATGGGGACTATTCTGACATCTTCGGTGGGGAGAAGAGCTACAAGATTAGGATTTCTTCCAAGACCAAGAATGCTATTGCTAATAAAAAGGCTGACCCATCTTTCCTAAAGGACGTAGACCCTAAGACTAGAAAGATGATTCTAGATGGTGCCGAGTTTATCCCACTAGATTCAGAAAGATTGTCCCTCTATCACTATAAGAAGGATGATTGGGACGTATGGGCCAACCCAATGATTCATGCCATCTTAGATGATATTACTATGATGGAGAAGATGAAGTTGGCCGAT